GTCTAACCATCGCACATTACGATCATGATCAAAAACATATTCAAGACGTATTCCATAACAATTACACACAGCTCTTCTTCGATATAACTGCATGAGTGGCATATCTTCCCGTGCAAAATTTTGAGAATAACGCTTTGATTGGGCGTACTGTTTTTCAACATTACTCTCCCAACCAATATACATGCGTTCAATTTCAGTATCAGTTTTATAACTTTTATACATGTTAACCCATTCAACATCACGATGCATACCTTTTAATTGTTCAGAATACTCATCCATAGCCCAGTGAATAAACTGAGCTAGAGTTTCTCGACATTTTTTATTAAAGTAGCTCTGCACCCGTAAAGCAAATGCGCGATAAAGAATCCATCGAACGTCCTCATCACTAGAACGACATTCTAAACTACACATAACTTTATCATATTCAGGTTCTGGAACATAATAACCTTTAAAACGCTTAAATCTCATAGATAAAAAATCTATATCTTTAAGTGTTGTATCAGTTCTTAAACCTGTAGCACTTGTTGCAGTCATGCCTAACTCAGCTGTGTATTTTATTATATTAGTTGGATTATGAAGCGGTAAGATTTCATCGCTAACGCCGGTTAGATTATCATCCCCAACCATCGCTTTTTCAGTGTTGGACTGATAGTAATGGTAAGAAGGTACAATACCAGCTTCATGACAAGAACGTATAAAAGAATATGCGTTAGCACGCCAAAGAATACAAGTATTGTCTGTAATTGTTGTAAAAACACCACTCGGGTTGCCAGAAAATTTACGAAACAATACAGCATGAGAAGAAAAATCGTCTTTATCAATTTCAGCAGCAAAAACAATATAAGCATTTATTAATGCATCATACCATTTTAAAGCTCTTACTTTATCTTCTTCACTTATATCTACCAAACAGGAGACACGAAATTTATACTGATCCCATAACAATCGGGCGGCCAATGTTGTGTCAAACCTTTTCATATCAAAGGAAAAAACATGCTTAGGAAACTTATTTATTCGTTCTGCTAAATCGTGCCAATGACCATATTGTATAGGTTTACCAACAAAACTGTCAGTGTTTGCTTTAAACAATTTTTTATTCATGTGCAACCAAAGCTTTAATCCAAACATATTGTGACATAATGGAGCAGCTTCAAATACACGAGGTTGATCAAGCTTATCCAAAGCACGATTTTCATCCTTAAGAGAGGCAAGAAAGATGAAAGCATGATTATTCTCTTTTTTATGAAATACTTCCCAA